CCAGTTATTTCGCCTGACATCATCAAGCCAAATTCATCAGCAGGGGTAACGCCTTGATCTTCTCCTGAAACAAAACCACCTTTCTGTCCATCTATCATTGGACTTCTAAATGATCGTCTTACCTCATCAGAAATCAGCCAAGCATCAGAAGTATCTACTTGATCGCCTCTATTTCCAAGTTCACCTTCAACTAACATCCCTTCCATGAATGACATAAAAGGGTTGCTACCTCTTTTGTTTTTGAATAAAACATCTCCTAGTGAGTTGGTAAGTTTACTAACTCCATTAACAACGCCTGTCATCCCTGCGCCTAAGTTCATGTCAGGCGAGGTTCCTACGTTATAAAACTGAACTAACGGCTTAAATACACCAGCGTCTTCTTCTTTTCTTTCAATTGATTTCTCTCTTCTTTCTGCAAAATCTATTTCAGCAGGCTTCATATCTTGAAGCTCATCTTGCTCAAATGCAGGTAAATTAAATAGTGACATGATTAACCTCCTAAAGAATACTCTTGGACAAGAGTTTGAAGACCTTTTGAATAATTAGGGTCAGTAGCGTAACCCTGTTGCTGCAATAGATTAGTAACTTCTTTTATGTTCTTACCTGATTCTACTCCTGTAAAACTTTTATAGTCCTTATACCACTTATCTATTAAATATTTAAAGGATGCTTCAGGGGTATCAAAGTTAATAAAATTAGCTTTAACTTTCTTTGATTTACCACTAGCATCATCTTCTTCTGTGTTAACTAAACTGCCTTTACTTCCAGGCAATGCTTTTAATCCAAAGAAGTTATTTGTACCACTTGGCTTTCTGCCAAAATCTGATTCTTGTGCAAACTGAGCAGCTACCGCTTCAGGATATTTGGCCCCAAGTTTAGTGGCTAAATTAACAGCAGCTTGAAATCTTTGGTTGTTATCTCCTTCTGTTAGTCCAGTTGCCGTTGACATAGGCTGTGCATAAGCTGGACCGCCAAACAACATATTGAGCATCCAATCGCCTGGTCCTGGTGAAACAGCACTAGCCATCGCTTTATTGAAAAAAGTCAATGAGGCTTGATCGGTTGATTTTTTGTTATTGACAAAACCTTCTAAATATTTCCTTACTGAACCATCAGGATCAAAAGTATATACACCATCTAAGCTTCTCCAAAATCTGATCTGTTCTAATAAGTAACGATGTGGTGATGTTTTTGCTCTCTCGGCAAACTGTAGTAGTTGAGGGCTAAATTCTTTACCTTCGTTTAGATTTTTTAATTCGTTGTTAAGCCAAGTAGCATTTAAGACGGCACGTTCTCTATATCTTTTAACAACACGATCAGGAACATTCTCTGAACCAACCATTCCTACTGGTTGATTTCTTGAGTCTTGTTTAATTTGTTTTGGATCTATCTGTACTTCTTCTTTTTTTGTAGGAAAAAATTTTTCATATAATTCTTTGTATTCAGGTGTTGCCGTATATTCATCAAAAGCTTGATTGAGTAGCTTTTCACCTACGTTTTCAGGTACTATTCTTGCATTATTATCTGCTAACCATTTGTCTGCTTTTGCATCAGCAGATTCAAGGATTTGCGTAATAACTTTATTCTTGAATTTTTTACCTTTTTGATCTAAAGAGGCATTTAATTGATCGCTATAGCTACCGAAAATTCCACCCTTTAATCCTTTTGGCGTAATCCTTGGATCATCCATTATTTCAGGTAGTCTTTTGTATAATTGATCTTCTATTGAGTCAGGTCTTGTTGCTAAATATTCCTCCCTTTGATCTAATATTTGTGTAAGTTGATTTAGGTATCTTCCGTCATCATTCATTGGCAAAGCGTGTCTCTGCATATCTTCAAATATTTGTCTTCTATTATTCTCAAAATCGTCCCTAGTTAATGTTCTTAAATATTCTCTATAATCACTTCTTTCTTTTGCGGTTGGTTTATTAAGTATTGAAGTTAAAGTTGTTAAATCTTTATTCCTATCAGCAATATATTTTTCTATATCTCGATAGCCAATAGATGAAGCTGCGTTATAAAAATCTTTTAAGCTATCTTGATATTCTTTTGTGTCAGGTCTTAGCCTGCCTGGCCCTCCTGGCTTGTACCATTTGTCATCTAAAGCTTGTTCTTTTACTTTTTCCTCTAGATCAATTGCCTTGGTTGCAGCTTCTAAACCCTCATTCCTCATCTCAAGTAATTTATAACCCATTGTTTGAAATAGGTATGGTCTTTTTTCAGGATCATCTTGTTGACTTCCACCTTTTATAAATCCTATAGCTTGTTGAGCAAGTGGATCAGATGAATAGGTAGGAACTACTTCATCAAAGAGTTTCTTTAAAACATCTTGTCTTCTTTTGCCTGATAAAAGTTTTAACTTATCGTCTAATAAAGCTGTTAAGTGTTGTCCTGCTAAGAATGGAAAATTAGGATCATCTACAGGGACATTTATTATTTCCAGAGTTTCAGGATCAGTGTATGTTATTCCTTCTTTAAGTACATTGCTAAGGTCTAGTTTAAATGCTGCTGTTGCAGTCTCAAATGTACTTTGATCAACCGCTTCATTATATAATTTTTCGTGACTATCTCTAAAACTATCTACAGCTTTATTTTCTGCTGAAACAACGTATCGTAAATACTCAGGCTCATCACCAGTTAATCCATATTTATCATCCAACTCATTCATTAATGTAGTCTGTATCTGAGTAATCTTCGGATGATCAGTAGGCAACTTTGACAATTCAAGTGAATTATTATTTAAGTAATCATCAAACTTATTATCTATTTCACTAGCCAACATCTGAGATAAATATTTTCTACGTCCAGTTAATCTCCAAGGATTCGTTACTTCTAATAGGGCTGCTGCGTCTTTATCTGTTTTTCTTAAAAAATCAACAGCAGACATAGAATCGGCAAGCCCTTTTTCTTGTTGTTCCTGCAGGCTGATTTTTGCTTTAGCTAATTGATTACGAGCTTCTAGGAATTCAGGGGCGTTCTGCATCCCTTTTTGCATATTTGTTTTCGCATAGTTTTCATATACGGCTCCACCTGCTTTCACCAACTGTTGAGTGAACGGCCCTAATGCTTGTGCTAATTGTTGAAACTGGTTATATCCCTGAACATTTCCTTGACTTCCTTTTTGAATAGCAGCGATTTGTGGAACGCTACCAATCATTGATGGTTTTGCTGCCCCTGCTGTTTGCTTTTGACCAGGAGTTATGAAAGCACCTAAAGGCTTTGCTACTGGTGTTATTTGCCCGAAAGGGAGTTGTTTCTCTTTAGCCATTGCTTATTTGTTTTGTAGAGCTTTTAGAGTGTCAGCTTGATTTTTCATGCCGTAGTAAGTGCTAACGCCACCCAGAACAGCAGTGCCAGCATTGAGCCATGCAGCGCCAGCCGAAGGACCGCCGCCTGTCATGGTTGGGCCGCTAGGAGTAGTCAATGTTGGCAATGGTGCAAATGGAGGTATTGGATCTATGTATGGCTGTTCTTCATAGAACTGCTGACTATTCCATCGACTTATATATTGAGCGACTTGTGCCGCTTGTGTCCTTGTATATTGTCTTGTTCTAAGTTGTTCATTAATCTGCTGCATTGCCTCATAATCTCCTTGTTGTCTTGAGTAATCATTGACGATTCGATCTACAGAATTACCTTCCGAACCCATTGCTTGTACTGAAGCTCTAGCTTGCAATGCCCTCCATCTGTATTGCTTTGTTGCGAAAGCATCTTGCATCGAAACTTCTTGATACTGATCGCTAATAGCTTGACTATCTGCTACAAAAGCCGCGCCTGCTGCTGCTCTAGTTTCTGCTACGACTTCGGCTTGCCTTATTGATTTTCTTAGTTCAACATTTTTAAGTGAGTTGACATAGGAAAGTTGACTGTTGTAGTTGACTGTCTCTTTCCAAAAGTTATGTTGCTTATTTGCGTCTTGTAGCTTGGAATTGAAGCCAGCCTGCCAAGAAGCAAACTTATTATTGGCATCCTGAAAAGCTTTCTTGTTTAGATAATCCTGTTTTTGTGCGTTAAATCCAAAGAGTGATTGTGCTATTCCTAGGCCCGTTTGAGCACCAGCAAGCATCATTGGCCCTGTGATTGCAACCATTAAGCTTTCCTCCAGAAGTGGCTAAACAACTGTGCGTTTTGCCCCATAGGTGCTGGTGTATCAACCGTGAAGCCCAGATGTTTTAACCATCGAATACTTGTCGCATTGGAATACAAAGCCCAGTTATGCAAGAAATCATTGCCATCACTGATTAAGCCATCTACCCATTTGCGACCACCACGAATGAACTGTCTTCGATGGCTGGAAGTTGAAAATAATTCTTCAGTTCCTAATAACCAAATCAAAGAATTATTAACGCCACATATCCCTACAGGCAAATCATCATCTCCATCTATGCAACAACAAATTTCACTTTGTTTCCAACTTGCTAACACAGCCTCTTTGCCAGTTATGCCATGACTATAGAACACTTCCCTTTCATCTTGTTTCCTTACATTATTAGATATAAACTCCACTCTTGCAGGAGTTGGTCTAGCCCACTTCATTGTAAACCTCTTGCTTGGCTTGTAATCAATGCCACCCATTCACAAGTACTAAATTTACATGGATGGATTGTGTCGTTATGAATTTCGACAATACAGTTTTCGCCTTTTGAATTTATTGGAATCCTGAAAACACCTTCATGGTATCTATCTTCATTTTCTCCAAATCCACCTGTAGGAAGTTCGCTCCCTAATAAAGAATTTCTAACTCGAATAGTTGTATTGTCATATTTATAAATTGCTGATTCACGCCTTTCAGCCATGACATGAATTTCAAAATAATAGGTTTCGTGGTATCGAATCTTTGCATGTCTTACCTGTGTCCTTTCTGTGTTACTTGCCGCTTTGCCACCACCTATTTCTTTATAGTTTTTAAACTTAGTAAATCTATAAACGAAATCAAAAGGCTCTCCAAAATAAACAGGAGTATTAGACCAGTTGCCATCAGCAACTATCTGATTTCCACTTGTTGTTGACCCTAATAAAACACCACCGTTACTTGATGTGTCATAACCAGACCAAGCCTCAGTTTTGGCAGCAGCAGAATAAGTTAATGTCCAAGTCGTTTTCTTTGTTATTGCGTTATAAGTTCCACTAGGAACCCGTAAAGCAGTAGGTGTGTCCGTTGTGGTTGAGATTTGCCTGTCTAATAAAAATGGATATGGTTTTGGCGATACATCACTTAGACGATCTGAAACAGGAATCTTTTCTAGCCATACATCATTTCCATATTCAGCCAACAAATAAATAGTTTCTTCTACGCAAAGGATTTGAAGGATTCTGGCTGTACCGTTTAGCTCCCAATAAGACCAACTACTTTGTGCCCTTTCTGATCCTTCCCCTTGGTTTCTGTAAAAGTATTTATAAACATAAATTCGATTTGTATAGCCAGCTTTGCTAGATAAAGCGAACCAAGAATTACCAGTATCGTTTGTTGTTAATTTATAAACTTCAGAAGGAATATAACTACTAACATAACTTGTTAAATCAGAAGCATCAGCAACTAAAGCACTACCAGCACCTTTAACTGAAAACTCTCGGAAGCTACTCCATAATCCATTTGCTTGGCAGAAGATTATTGATCCAGCTACAGGAACAGGTCTACATTGAATGTCTATTTCATATTGAGTTAATACAGTAATAACTGCACTTTTAGGAGAAAGTATAGTTTCTGCTGCATTAAATCTAAATTGAATTTGGTCAGAAAATACAATCAACTCATCCTGATATGCCACTGCATACCTAAGAATTGACACTTTATTATTACTAGCCTGTAAGTCTATTGGGTCAGAATCTAAAACAGTAGTTACTGTCTCTGGGAAGAAGCTGAAGAACTCTTTTGCTCGGCTTAAAATTATATATTCATCGGCTAATACTCCAAGTCTTCCTTTATAAATAAAAATGTCTTGAATCGGATAACCAATAAAGCTTGGATCTGGCGCACTATCTGTATCACCACATGTTCTTTCTCCCCATTCTGGGATCTTAGTACCGCTTACGGTGCTTCCATCAGCAGGCCCAAAGTGGAACTGACCATTAGCCAATCGGACAAGAACGTGAGGCATTGTTGCCTTGTCAATCTTGTATTGATCTCCTGGGCTAACACATTCTTGCCATGATCCTTCTCCAAAAGTTCCAGCACCAGTGCGAGGAACAAACTCCACATGGTAATCATCAAAGTTATTCCCTGGATCTCCTACGATTTCAACTTGATAACCTTGGGGTGCAATTGTTGGAAGCTCAGTAAAGACCTGTACTTCATTCGTTATTGCAGTTATATCAGCATTTGCTCTAGCACATTTAGCAGCGACAGTAATTGCATTAGCCGAGGTCAGATGCAATACACTTCCTTTCCTTGTGATTGTTACCCCTGAAATACTTCCTAAACCTGTCTTTACGTTCTCTGCAATTGTTGATGTATCAATTCGATGTTCTGTTGATGAACTACCTGAAACGACCACAGGAGCAACAGCAGTCTCAACTGTTACTTCAGTTCCATTGACGTTTACAACGTAGGACTGACCGTAGTTAGCGGCCTTAATCCAAACCAATGCTTCATGTGCATTAGGTCGAGCAGTGGCAGGAGCCGTATCGCTAGTCATAGCGGGTATGGCTTTTGTATTACTTATGAAAGTAAAGTCAGCTATCGTTGCTGCTCTTATATCTAACTTTGAACTGACAACAGAATTTAAATAGTTATAAGCATTAGTGGCAGGGTTGACTGTCTTCTCGTTTCCATCTAGGTCGTAAACCTTGATAGCAGTTTTGCCAATAACAACTAAATATTTTTCACCCGCATCTCGCAGAATTTGATGGAAGTAAACATCTCCATAAGTTGAAGTCGCTACTTTGGCTATGCATTTTGTACCCTCTCTCTTCCTAAGTCCTTCTGTTAAAGAACTCATTCCATTGATTTGCTTTTCTGCCTGAGATGGATCTCGTTGTCCGTCAGGTTGTAAAGAAGTTCCCTGTATTAAATTAGGGATTGTATAAGAAGCAAGATTAGCCATCTATATATCCTCTCCTCCTTCCTAGTAATCCATAGCCTGCTGAATAAGTTCTTCCTGGGATTAGCCCTGGACCACCTGTAAGGCTATTGGGTTGTGATTGCTCTATCTCAATTCGTTGTAATTCAATTAACGCCCCTTGCTCGTCTAGTGCTGTGTACTTAAAGATTGCGTCATCTGCTAAGACACGATCACTAAAGACTCTTGCAGATCTTATAGTTGTCCACCTATTGAAAACTTCTGGACATTCATCCCAAGGCAAAAGCCAAATGGTATCTGCCTTAATAGTCTTCGCCACATCATCAGGAATAATGTAAGTTCTTTTTTCTCTGTCATAAACCTTGGTTCCTCTGACAATAAAACGACCATCCCATTCGTAGGGATCAGTACTAAAGCTGACGAGGTTATCAGGAACAATGATTTGATTCTCTACGTTCTTTGAAAATTCATATTCATACTCGGTGTTCCAACTCCATCCTCTTGTCTGTCCTTCTTTGAAAAATTCTAGGATTGTCTTCTCAGCCATTGCAGCTTCTACTACTTGCTGAGTTTCTAAACTGTTGACAGGTTGCTCACCAATATTTTGAAGACAGATATTTACAGCTTCTAAAAGTGTGGTTCTCCCTGGTGCTTTTGATTGATTGGCTAATCCCATAAAAAAAGACTGCACACATGCAATCTTTATCTTATCGGTTATTTGTAAGAAAGTCCCCTGACTGAACAAAATCAGGGGAAATTAGTACCTCTGCTAGTAATAATCTATGGGATTTCGATTACACCTGCACACTCGGCTCTTAGTACATTCATACCAATAGCCATACGAGCAACCATAAGGCTTGCCTGGTACATAACATTGAAACTTGATCCTTCTGGTGTTACCTGAAGAGATGGAGCTTTCAAGGTCAGCACACCGATTGCATCTCTATGGAAAACAATCGCCTTATTCTTAGACAAATCCTGCTGATAAGCAGAGTTTTTGTCATAAGTGCCATTCGTATAAGAGGCTTGGGTAACGTGGTTCGACATGTGAACATCCACGCCCTTGACACGCAATATGCGGCCTCCTGCAAACGATCCATTCTCACCGCCACCACTGTTGAAATCAGTGTTGATTGCTCTAGTGGAGTCAAGTAGATAATCGTACTCGTCAGGGCCAACAACGCAAACTAAGTTCTCAGTTGGAACATCAGCTTTTTGCATCTCAACCTTGATAGAACTAATCTTTTCAATTAGCTCATCACCCTTAGCGTTCTTGGTAGCTGCTGCATAACCAGATGAAAGTGTCGCTGTATGTCCTGTGCGATTAGCGTTAATAGACTTCGCCAATGGTTCAGTCGTAGTATTCGCTGCTGCATAGAGAACTCTAGCGGCTCTTTTATCCCATTCGTAAGCAAGGGCCAAACCTAGCTGATTGGTGATATCACTACGTTCTTCGTAGTAATTCATTAATCTATCTAAGTCGTAAATAACCTGATCGGCTATTAACAATCCATCTAAATTAATGACCTGTTCGTTTCTATCACCAGGGCTATTTGTTGCCCCTAATATTGGCGAACCAGGTACGTGATAGGCCGCCGAAGCGCGTCCAGAAACGGGGAAGGCTGCTGATTTGCCGCCTGATATGGTCCGTTCTTTTACTTTACCTTTGAATACGCAATTTCGCTCAAACGCTGAAAGAAGCTCACTAATTCCCAGCTTAAGAAAGAGAGCGTCTACAGCATTTGCGCCTTTAATCTGACCTAAACGGTCTAAACTGGCATTAGCCATTTGACTATTTTTTTATAGGTGAGTGTCTTTCTTTGTTTGATTAATTAAGTTGTCTCCCGCAAGAGGCTTAATTAACTGCACAAGTGCAGAACAACTCATGCAAAAATAATAGCGTTAAAAGTCGTATTCAGTTAATGGTGATCTATTCATTGTTGTCTCAACCCATTTTCTATACTTAGGATCTACGTCATATTTTCTTCTACCTGTTTGTTTATCTATTGCTGATATAGCTGCTATTGCTTGATCCTTTGAATTAAATACATCAGCACCAGATGATGTGCCGCCTGATATTAATTTTGGCTCATCATTTATTCCTTTAAATTTATTCATCATATTTCTTACAGCACTTTCAGCGACTTGTAAATTCCCTCCTTCTACAAGCATGTTATATGTTGCTAATTCTGTTTCGTTAACACCTCCATTTCTCATCCACTCAGTCATTTGATTGAATGATTGTTCGCCTCCAACTGAATTAATAATGTTATCTGCATCAGCTTTCTCTAGCCCTGGTGCTTCTGCTTTTTGTTGCTGTGGTGTTTCTTGTTTAGTTCTGCCTTGTAAATAAGCATCAACTAATTTTCTAGGGATACCACCTTTATCAACTAGGGCATCAATCTCTTTATCTACATTTTGCCCTGACCAAAACTTGCTAGACATTTCAACAGGGTTCACCTCTGCCTTCTCTAAGGCGTTAGTAACGTCTTCCCCGTAAAACTCTATACCAAGTTCTCTTGTGTATTCTTCAGGCTTCTCAGGCCAGTTATCAGGAGCTTGTGACTCTTGGGTTTCCTGCTTGCCTTCGCTGAGTTTGCGTTCAGCTTCTTGATAAGCCTTTAAAACTTCATCAACATTTTTAAACTTTCCACCAATTAATTCTTCATTGGTTTCAGGTTGATCTTGAGTTTCAGGTTGGTTGATGTTTGCCTGTTGCTCTTCAACTTCTTTAACAAAGTCATCAAAGATATCTTCCTGCCCTGGACCGAGCATATCTTTTACTTCTGGGCCTGGAGTGGTGGTCATTGTTCTTCAGTAGGTTGTGAAAGTTCCTGAGTTGTAGCAGCAGCATTAGCTAACTTTTGAGGGTCAGCCATGCCCGACTGCATTGCTTGTTGCATCATTGCCTGTTGTTCTGCTGCTTGTTTTTCTTGTTCAATCTGCTCATCAGTTTTTACTAGACCGTTAAGTTCCATACCCATTGATGAAGCTAGTCTTCTTATCAACTCACTCGTATCGACATACATTGCAATTCCCTCTGGCCCGATACTTTGCTGAAGGATCTGCATAAATCTTGCAGTCTTTTCAAGATCATTTGAACGCCCTAATGCTCGTAGTCCTACAGAAAGTACAGGCTTAACAAGCTTATTAGGAAGTACAGGTATCTTCCCTCTCTTGGTGAGTAGAACTAACTTTCTTGCTATGTATGGTCGTACTAATTCCTGACTTAAAATTGAAAAGATTGAGCCGAGATTTGCGGATATCTCTCTTTCTAATATTCTGATTTCCTCGGCTGTCACTCTTTCTGCGTCCCTCGGATTTTGGAGCATGAAGCTTTGAGATAGTCTTGCTTCTACAGTCGCCAAGCTCTGAAGGGCCACCTGCATGTCGTTGCCTTTATCGGTTCTAATTGTAAAAACGTCATCAGGATTTCCTGCCAAGAAAGAACCGTTTGCGGCCTCTGCGAGCTTCTTAGGATTAACAACACTACTAGGTTTAACAAGGTGTTTTGTCTGTGCTGCGATCAATGCACCTTCTGTAATTGCTTGACTCAAAGCCTCGGCTGTTTTCAGATCAGCCATACATGCAGCTTCTATATAACTAGGTGCATAACTTTCTCCTTGGGTTCTATACATACGCAATGGGAGCCAGGGACTTTGATCTTTAGGCGCTGATCCTCTTTGCCCTGGAACCTCTACCCCTTTTATTTCTTGATACCAATGGACAGTATTCCCTTCCCAGTAGACATTGGTGAAAACCTCAACATCATTTTGATAATCAGAATCATCTCTACCATCAACAATCCCTTTCGCTTCTCCATCTTCTTCCTTCAATAATTCTTGTGCTGCCTCTGGTAATGCTTGCTTTGCTATCTTTTCGCAGACAATGATTTGAAGAGGGTTGCCAATTGAATCTCTCTTCAATACATATCTTGAAAGAGGAAAACATTCCAAGCCATTCTCTTCGATATAAATCAGAGCATTTCCGTAAACAACTAATTGAGTTAGAGCCTCTTGTATTGCCAATCTGTCATTGCTCGTTTCCATATCGTTTAACAAGACTCTTTCTAATCTTGCTAACGCCAAATCGAAATCTGTTTTCTGTTTTGCCAACTCCTCTGGGGGTGCGCCTGCCTCTGCTAACTGCTGCTGATTCTTTGCATATTCAATTTCATCAATAGTAAATCTAAATATCTGTTCAGTTGGTGGCAGCAAAGATAAAAGTAATTTGGCAACAATTGTCTGTGTTCCTTTCTGGCCCACTCCATTCCATTGGTTGTTGATCTTCTTTTCCTTCTGACCAAATCCATCTGTATCTTGCATCAAATATGGAAGCGTTAAGCTTGCACATTCATTGCCAGTTTCAACATTGCTATTCCTTTCGGATTCAAGTTTTCTATATAGCTCTGCACATTTACCAGATGATGAATACTTCATGTTCATTTACCTCCGAGGTTGACACCCACGCCGCTAGTTTTTTTAGTTGAACCGACGCTTAGGTTTTTAGTAGGCGAGTCATATCTAGCTTGTTGAAATACACCTTTCTTGTTATTTACTTTTGCATTTGGCCCTTGTTGGCCTACGTCTCTACTACCTAAAACGCTTAAAGATCTTTGTGCCGCTTCTTGCATCTTTGCCTGTTGTGCTCTTGCGGCGGCTTCGGCTTGTGCCTTCGCTAATTCTGCTGCATGTGTGGCCTCCTGATCTTTCTTGGCTTGTAAGAAGTCTGCTTGTTGCTTTGCTTGCTCGGCCTCAACTAGCGTTTGTTGTTTTAGTAAAGCATCGTATTGATCTGCTTGATTCTGAAGAGCGATCTTACGTTGTTCTGCTATTCGTTCATTCTCTAACTGCCTCTGCTTGGCAATCTCATCTAGCCTTGCCTGCTCTTCGGCGGCTGCCTTGTTAACTTTTTGTTGTCCGTTGCACATGGTTAAACTCCTACGTTAACGCCACTGCCAGAAGTGTTCTGAACAGAGTTTTGACTGACCTTTAAAGTTGATTTATTTTTATCTTTTTTCTTTGGTTTGATTGTTGTTGTTGTCAGTGCATTTTCAGGATCAGTTTGTTTCGTGGTAACAGCGTATGTTTGTCCTGGTGCTGGACCTGAGTAACCAGCCACAGTATTTTGATGAGATGTTTTCAAGGCTGCAAGTTCGTCGGTTAACGTCTTAGTAGTTTCTGCTGCATTATCTATCTGAACCTGTAAAGCATCAGTAAAGGTTTTGTTTTGCTTTTCAGAGTTTTCAATAAACAAATCCAGCTTGGCTTGGTTTGCTGCTAGTTCTTCTTCGCTTGGCCCTTGATAAACAATCTCAGGCATCTTTGGTTTTCCGAAAATGTTGCACATGGTTTTAGGATTTAATAGTGGTGTTCAAGCCCGTACCAGAGCTTTTCTTTGTTGATGTTTTCTTTTGTGTAACCCTGTCAACACGCAAACTTTTCTTTCCCTTCTTTTTGTTTTTAGTTTTGTCTCTATCTCTTCCTACGACTGGAGCTTTTGCAGTTTTATCAGGAGGTGGTGCACCTATTAGTTGAGACATCCTTGCAGCATTAGCGCTGACATCTTTTGCTGCTGATATTTTAAAATCTCTGATACTAGCTAAAAGATTCTGATTATCTGATTGAGATTGACTTAATGAATTTTGCAATAACGTCGAAGAATTTTGCTGCTGCTGTTGCATCAACATGATTTGAGTATCAAGTTGAGTATCGTATGCAGACGTATCAGGCATTGTAATTGTGGTGCTGCCACCACCGCCGTTACACATTTAGCTCACCTCCAAGTTAACGTCGGCTGTTTTTTGCTCATCTAGAAGCATCTTTAAATAGGCGACTACCTCTTGTTGTCCGATCATTACATCAAGTTCTCTATGGGTCATAGACCTAAGAGGATTACTTGGAAAAGTATCCTCTAACTTCTTGATTAAAGCTTCAGTAACAAGAGGCTCAAACACCTGCAACTATGCAGAACAATATCAGTTTATCGGTGGATTCCAAATTAGGGGAGTATTAGTTTTTAAGTTGTATTCTCCTTGCCTTAATATTCGAGCGCA